CGCGTGGGGCGAACTGGGATCTGCTGGATAGCGGTATCCCGACGGCGGGGTACTTTATCGACAGCCAAAACCCGGACAAGCTCGTCTGGCACAAGCGGCTTGCGCCGCTGTTTGACTTTCGCTTTGAGGCGATGCGGCCGTGGTGTGAGGAACTTGACGCGCAGTGGTTGCCGCTGGCGTGCGACCCGGAGATACATACGCCGCGCGTATACTCAGAGGAGTACGATCTGGCGTGGGTTGGCGGGCCGTGGGGCGCATCGCCGCTGTACAAGCGCCGCTTCGAGGCGATGGCGCGGCTGCAACAGCGGTATCGCTGCAACTTTGTGAGCGGCGTGTACTTTGAGGACATGGCCGACGTGTACGGCAGCGCAAAGATCGGCTGGCACATGAGTGTCACCGGCGGCGATCTGGACATGCGGGTGTTCGAGATCATGTGCTCAGGAACGCCGCTGGTGTGCGACCATTCGGTGGACAATGGCCAACGCGATATGATATGGGACGCCTGGGAATATGTTGACGATGACGAGATGCTTGAGACGCTGGACGCCTTGCTGCGCGATCCAGATCGCTGTCACGAGCACGGATTGGTGGCACGCGAGTGCGCGCTGAATCATCACACCTACCAGCACCGGGCGCACCAACTCATGCACGCGGTGGGGGTGGAATGACTGACGCCGAACTGTGGACCGCCATCCGCCAGGCGCTCTTGATGCTGGTTGACGCCATCGAGCGCAAACTGGGCATGAGCCCGCGCACAGCGGAGTTGCGGCGACAACGATAGACCGATAACGGAATAGTGGCAGCCCGGAAACGGAGCGCCGTTCTTGTGAGAGTGGAGACACCTCACAGGGGCGGCGCTTTTGCGTTACGGGAAAGGAGCGAGATGGCAGAGGGCTTGATTGAGAAACTTGAAGAGCGGATAGCCAAGGTGCGCGAAGCGTTCAGCGCAGCGTATCCGGCGCCACAGCCACAAATGGCCCAGGGGTCGGAGTGGTGGGTGGTCGAGGTATTCGATGACTACCTGATTGTTGAAAGCGGGGACTCGCTCTGGAAAGTGCCCTACACGCAAGACGGCGACGGCGTGACTTTCTCGCCACGCGCTGACTGGGAAGCGGTAAAGCGCGGCTATGTCGCCAAGGCTACGGCGCGCAAGGCACACGACACGAAAGCCTATCTGCTGGAAGGGACGGACACGCACTTTACTGTTGGCGGCTACGGCGTCGTGTTCGGTGGGCGCGACTTGGAGGGTGAATACTTTGACGCCGACACCGACTTCTGGTTCGACCGCATGGGGCGCACGCCCGTGGTGCTGTACCAGCATGGAAAAGACGCCAAGACGCGCCGCGACGTGTTGGGGCGTGCGACACTGGGCGACCCGGATGATATCGGCCTCTGGGTAGAAGCGCAGATCGAACTGGCCGGTAAGTACGCGGAGGCTATTCGGGAACTGGTCGGCAAAGGGCTGCTGGGCTGGTCGTCTGGCACGGCGGGGCACCTGGCACAGCGTGACGGGCCGCGCATCAAGTCGTGGCCGATTGTGGAGATGAGCCTGACGCCGACGCCCGCAGAGCCGCGCACGTTGGGCGTGAGTGAAATCAGATCGCTAACGGATTGGGCCGATGGCCTCAAAGAGCTGCTGCCAGAGGATGCGGGGGACGCATCGGCGGTGACTGAGCAGGTCGCGGATACCACCGAAACGATAACCGAACCGATAGCACAGATCGAAATCAAGGAGACTGAGATGACCGAGGAAATCAAGCAGGCTGCACCGGCCTTTACGGTCGATGAGATGCAGAAGCTGGTCACCGAGGCAGTATCCAAGGCTATGAGGGACGCGCCTGTCATTGAGAGGGCGCTGAACGTTATGCCTGAGGAAACCGACCGCCCGGAGACCAAATCGTTCGCGGACTGGCTTGTCGCGGTGACGCGGCGAGACACGAAGCGACTCAAGAGCGTGTACGCCGTCAAAGCGGACCTGGCAGAGGAGTCGGGGGCCACGGGTGGATACCTGGTGCCGCCTGAGTATTCGAGCCAGATCCTCCAGATGGCACTTGGCATGAGCGTTGTGCGTCCACGGGCGCGCGTCATTCGGATGCGCGGTCGGGAGTTCAACGTTCCGGCGCTGTCGTACAGCGGCACGACCGCTGGCGTAGCGCACCAGTTGGGCGGGCTGCGCACCTACTGGGTGGCTGAAGGCGGAACGCTCACCGAGAGCGAACCGACCTTCGAGCAGATCAAGCTGGTCGCCAATAAACTCGGTGGCTACACGCAGATCACGGCGGAACTCGAAGAGGATGCCGAGGGCATCAGCGACCTGCTCATGCAGTTGTTCGCACAGGGGATCGCGTTCGCAGAGGACTATGCGTTCCTCAACGGCGATGGCGCGAACCAGCCTTTGGGCGTGTTCAAGAGCCCGGCGCTTCTGACCGAGGCGGCTGGCGCGAACACGTTCGCGCTGCCCGATGCGGCCAGCATGATGGAGAAGTTCCTGCCCAGCCGCCAGTCTGGCGTCTGGCTGGCACATCCGTTCGCGCTGCATGAGTTTATCGAGATGGCCGACGGCTCAGGTGCCGCCAATAACCTGATCTGGCTCAGCAACACACGCGAAGCGCCGCCTATCAGCTTCTTCGGCCAGCCGGTGATCTTCACCGAGGCGATGCCTGTGCTGCCTGCGGCTGCGGCTGCGGCTAACAAGGGTGGCGTGCTCCTGGCCGACTTTGGGTACTACTACATCGGCGACCGGGGCGGGCTGCGGATCGACTACTCTGAGCACTTTGCGTTCACATCCGACCTGGGCACCTGGAGATTCATCAAGCGCGTGGACGGCCAGCCGGCCGTTTCGCAGGCGATGTATCTGGCCGACGGCACCAACCAGGTGTCGCCGTTCGTAACCCTGGCCGGCGCGTGAGTCTAGGAAAGGAGAACTACTGAAATGTCTTTTACTGAAGCTCTTTCAGAACAACTGACGATTGTCGGGGCGTTCGCTCCGAGAATCGTTACGACCGCAGCGCAGACCTTGTATACCGACGTGGTAGACATGCGCTACCACAGGCGGGCAATGGTTATCGCTGCTGGCAACGCCTACGGCGGCACGGCATTGGTCAAGGGCCTTACCGTCACACTCATTGATTGTGACGCATCGGGCACGGCGGCAGGCACGGCGTTCCTCACCTCGTCCGTGACCCCCGTGAGCGGCACGGCTGGCGAGTACAGCATCGTGGTGGCCGAGTGCAAGGCCGAGGACCTGGGGCAGTACGGCGCAGCGCTGAACGCGCCGGGCAGGTACTTCAAGGCTGGCATCACAACCGGCACCAACGTCAAGAACGCTTACAGCGTGGTAGTCCTTGCGGACGCCTCGCGGTACGGCGGCAAGGCGGCGGGCAATGACCTGAGCGCTGTGAAGGAAATCGTCCAGGAGTAACAGATAGCGGATTGGGGCCCGGTAACCATTCCGGGCCCTGATCGGAGGCACTATGGCATACGCACAAGTCGCGGACGTCAAACTGTACAGGGGCATCGCGTCAACGGAGACGGACGATGACACCCTGATCGCCACGCTGATCGACGCGGCGCAGTCGGCTATCGACAACTACTGCGACCGGACATTCGACTACACGATAACCTCCACGCGCTACTACGATGCGGTAGAGGACGTTGACGGGCGGCGGCTGTTCCTGGACGCTGAGTGCGCGCAGATCGTGACCATCACAAACGGGGACAGCACAACCGTGGCAAGCACGTCCTATGTCACAGTGCCTCACAACTCGACGCCATACCGCGAGATCGTGCTCAAGAGCGACAGCAGTGTGGCCTGGACCTATGACAGCAGCCATGAGGATGCCATCACGATCCGGGGGCGCTGGGCGTATGGAATGACCATCCCGGCGGCAATCCAGCAGGCGACCATCCGGCTGGCAGCGTACTTTTACGCGCAGAAGGACTCGCAAGTGTTTGACGTGAGCATGTTCCCGGATGCGGGCGTGATGACCGTGCCGCAGGGGATACCGAGGGACGTGCAAGAGCTACTGAGACCATACAGACGGATCGTATAAGGAGGGGGCTTGGCAGAGTTAGGGACAGAGCAGGGGGGAGACAAGCGGCCAGAGGACTGGGTGGAGACAGCGGCGGTGAGTCGCCGGTTCTACCCGGAGCCAGAGCGGGTGTTTGCAGTATCGCCACAGGACCCGAACGTGCGCATCGCCATCGCTATACCGATGGAGCGCACCATCATGCAGGATGCCTTTTTCAGCTTTGCGCGCATCTTTCAGCAGGGGTGGCCTATGGCGCGCCTGCCGTATACGCGCAACGACATAGCCAGAGAAAAGTTCGGCCAGTTTGTGCGCGATGAAAAGATGCCGGATGGCGTGACGCCAAAGTACACGCACATTCTCATGCTGGACAGCGACCACGCGCACCCGGAAGACATCGTGCAGCGCCTGGCGCGCTGGGTATTCCTGTACCCGTCAACCGTCAAGGTTGTGGGCGGGCTCAACTTCCGGCGGGGCGAGCCGTATGATCCGTGCGCGTTTGTGGAT